CCTTCGTGACACTGTAACTGGGTATACTCGGAAAATTTCCGCTCATCCTTACGAAACTACGAAAGAGATTGTTTCTTTCTATCGTGAGATTACTGATTACAACTGGGTCGGTATTCGCATTTGCACTAAAGCAGACTTGTCTCGTCTTGTTCGTGAGTTTGCAAATGACGAGTTTGATGCCATTGATAAACAGTGGAAGAAAGAACGCTTTGCTTCTATCAAGAACAAAGCAGGATTCAGTGAGTCTTTCTACATGCCTAACCAAGGTATCGGTGAGTCTTCTCAGGATATTGAAGTCAAGCAGAAGAAAGAAGTTGCCACTAAGGCAGAATTGACCCGTGCATTTAAAAAGCACATGGGATCCAAAATGACAAACAAAACTATCCTCAATGCATTCATTGAGCAAATCGCATGAGAAACTGGGAAGTAACCTACAAACTGCCCACCACTGGGGCTAAATATTACAAGAAGATAGTGGAAGCGGTATATCAACACGAAGCAAAACGGATTGCCCAAGCAGAGATGCCGAGTGCCATCATATGTGGCAATCCAAGACCTGTCCACTAGACCCTCCCATTCGGGGGGGTTTTCTGCTATAATAACTAGGTAATCAAGAGGAAAGCAATGCCCCGCAAGTCCGACATCACTACTTCCCAGATTGTTGAGACCCTTGTCAAAGATTTCGGCACCGAAGTCTGTGCAGACCATGTTCGTTCTGTAGCAGATTCTCTGGGTGTATCATATCCTACCGCTTGCAAGCGTCTTGACTCTTATAAATCTGGTAGGGGTAAGTGGAACCTTACTGTTCAAGAGATTGAGCAAGCATATGAAGCACCCTCTGCTGTTTCTTCTGTAAACTATATTCCCGAAAAAGATGATTCCTACGTCCAGTTTGGTAATTTTCAGTCTGTACGCAAAGTTATCCAGTCTCGCCAGTTCTATCCGATTTTTATCACAGGTCTTTCTGGAAACGGTAAAACAATGTCGGTTGAACAGGCTTGTGCTGCAACCAAGCGAGAGTTGATTCGTGTCAACATCACCATCGAGACGGACGAAGATGACCTTATTGGTGGTTTTCGTCTTGTTAACGGCGATACTGTTTGGCACAACGGTCCTGTCATCGAAGCTCTGGAACGCGGAGCTGTGTTGCTTCTAGACGAGATTGACCTTGCTTCTAACAAGATTCTGTGTCTGCAATCTGTTCTGGAAGGCAAGGGTGTCTTTCTGAAGAAAATCGGTCGCTATGTGCGTCCTGCTGCAGGATTTACTGTGATTGCTACTGCCAACACCAAGGGCAAAGGTTCTGATGATGGTCGCTTTGTTGGCACCAACATTCTCAACGAAGCATTCCTTGAGCGTTTCCCTGTGACCTTTGAGCAGGATTATCCTACTGCAACTGTAGAGACCAAGATTCTACAGAATGCTGGTGCCGATGACCAGTTTGCAGAGAACCTTGTCAAGTGGGCAGGTGTTATCCGTAAGACCTTCTTTGACGGTGGTGTTGATGAAGTCATCACCACTCGCCGCCTGGTGCATATTGTTCAGGCATATCAAATCTTTGGTGACCGCCTTGATGCGATTACCAAGTGTGTCAATCGCTTTGATGATGACACCAAACAATCTTTCCTTGACCTGTACACAAAGGTTGACGCAGGCGAGGATTCCGAGTACAATGAGGAGGAAGCCCCATTCTGATTATGAAATACAATGAAGAAGCACTGCTTGAAGAACTGAAGCAGTATATTCAAGGGACCTACAACCAGCATTATTCTACTGGTGATGCTGGTATTCAAACCCTTGATTTGATTGAATCCTGTGGCGATGGTGAAGCATTCTGTCGGAGTAATATCCTGAAGTATGCATCTCGCTACGATAAGAAGGGTAGCGCACGGCGGGACATTATTAAAATCCTGCACTATGCACTTTTGCTGCTACACTTCAATGATAAAAATGCCCAACGTGAGGAGTATCCCAATCGATGACAGTAATTTCTCAGTCCACCATGGAAGTTCTCCGAAACTTCTGTTCAATTAATAAATCCATTGTTATCAAACCTGGCAATCAAGTTTCTACTCTCAGCATCAACAAGAACATTCTTGCCATTGCTGATGTAGAAGAACAGTTTGATTCGCAAATTTCTATCTACGATTTGGGTGTATTCCTTGGCGGTTTGTCTCTCTTTGATTCGCCAAAGATCGATACTACCCAGACCAATTACGTCACTGTGAGTGACCAAACTGGACGCTCTAAGACTCGGTTCTTCTATGCTGACCCAGATATCATCACGCAACCTCCTGAGAAAGAGATTACTATTCCTTCCGAGGATGTGAAGTTTCGTCTGGATGCAGGTCATCTTAGACAACTTACAAAGGCAGCAGCAATTTATCAACTGCCCGACCTGTGTCTTTATGGTCATGATGGCACCATGCAACTTTGTGTGACTGATAAGAAGAACGATACCTCTAACAGCTATTCTGTTGAGGTTGGTGAAACTGATGATGAGTTCTGTTTTTGTTTTAAAGTTGAGAACCTAAAACTTCTTGGTGGTGACTATAACGTTACTGTCAGCAAGCATAACGTTGCTTTGTTCCAAGGTGACGGTATCAAATACTTCATTGCGTTGGAGCCTAACAACTGATGAGACACGTCCTGTTCACCCTTAAGGGGTGTAGTATGGTTCTTCTTGACGATGAGCAATACATTAGGGATGTAATCTATCATGCCAGTGTGAAGTGTCAGTCTACTCTGCTGGCACTCAACTCGCACAAGTTTGACCCTCAAGGTGTAACTTGTGTGGCAATGCTTGCTGAAAGTCATATCAGCATTCACACTTGGCCAGAGTTGGGTATGGCAGTTTGTGATGTCTTTACTTGTGGAGACCACACTACACCTCAGGATGGTGTAGAATACATGAGGCAGATGCTTCATGCATCTAATATTATTAGTCGTGAATTTGTACGTCCTTTAGAATGAATGATTTCCTTTGGGTGGAGAAGTATCGTCCTCAGACTGTGGACGAATGCATTCTTCCTGATGCCGTAAAAGACACCTTCAAGAGTTTTATTGAGCAGGGTGAGATTCCTAATCTGCTCCTCTCTGGAACTGCTGGTGTCGGCAAGACTACTATTGCCAAGGCACTTTGTAATGAACTTGGAGCAGATTACTATGTTATCAATGGGTCCGATGAGGGTCGATTCTTGGACACTGTACGCAATCAGGCAAAGAACTTTGCCTCTACTGTGTCTCTCACTGCTTCTGCTCGTCACAAGGTTCTTATCATTGATGAAGCGGACAACACGACGCCAGATGTTCAATTACTCCTTCGTGCCAGTATCGAAGAGTTCCAGAAAAACTGTCGGTTCATATTCACTTGTAATTTCAAAAACAAAATTATTGAGCCCCTACATAGTCGTACAACGGTAGTTGAATTTAATGTTCGTGGACAAACTAAGCAAGAGTTGGCAGGCGCTTTCTTCAATCGTTGCCGAGATATCCTCCAACGGGAGGAGGTCACCTTCCAACCTAGAGTTGTTGCTGAGGTCGTTCAGAAATACTTCCCAGACTTCCGACGCACCCTCAACGAACTGCAACGATATGCCAGCACAGGGTCTATCGACACTGGCATTCTGGCGACGCTAGGTGATGCTAACGTAGATTCTCTTGTAGCGGCACTGAAGGACAAAAAGTTCAACGATGTGAAGAAGTGGGTGACTCAGAATCTTGATTCTGATCCTACCTCTATCATGCGTAAACTCTATGACAATCTGTCTTCTGTGATGGACGGTCCTAGTATTGCTGCTGCCGTTCTGATTATTGCTGAGTATCAATACAAGTCTGCATTTGTCGTGGACCAGGAAATCAATCTGCTCGCTTGCCTTACTCAACTAATGCTGGAGTGCAACTTCAAATGACCTGGGCATATAATGAACTAAAGGAAATTGTTTTGGGGCAAGACTTTCCTTGGTTTTGGCATGAACAAGCATATGATGAAACTGAGGTGACTGCTAGTACCAGTAACTTCAGTTTCTTTTCGCATGTAATTTTAGAACGTCCTGGATACACAACACTGTATCCAAAAGCAAATTCTCAATATCTTGACTTGGCGCATAAAGTATTTGTTGATATTGCAGAACAACAAAAGATTGAACCGAAAGTCATTTATCGAATCAATGCAAATCTCACAATTCCATCAGAGACGGGTAAACCTGGTCCAATTCATACAGACCATGACTTTCCTCATAAAAATATGATTGTTTATTTGACTGACTGCAATGGGGGTGCTACACTGGTTGAGAATCAAGAACCTTTCTATGGCACTGAAGATTCGGTGCTTATATTTGAAGGGAAACACCAGCACTCTCTTCCCGAGTTTGGCAGACGTGTAGTCCTTGTTTACACTTTTATTTGATTATGTCTTCTTTGAAAACTCCTCTCCGTTATCCTGGTGGTAAGTCTCGCGCTGTCAAAAAAATGGCAGAGTTCTTTCCACTCTTTTCTGATTATAAAGAGTTTCGTGAACCTTTCATTGGTGGTGGTTCTGTAGCACTCTATATTACTCAGATGTATCCTCACCTAGATATCTGGGTGAATGATTTGTATGAACCGCTCTACACGTTCTGGAAGCAACTCCAGTTGAATGGCAATGAAATTAAGAACGAACTCGTCCAACTTAAACAAAGGCACATTGACCCCTCTTCGGCAAAATCTCTTTTCCTGGATGCTAAGGAGTATCTCTCAAGAGATCCGAGAGTCACTACTCTTAAGGACCGTGCTGTTAGTTTCTACATTGTTAACAAGTGCTCTTTTTCTGGTCTCTCTGAGTCCTCATCCTTTAGCGCCCAAGCGTCGGACAACAACTTTTCGTTGCGAGGAATTGAAAAACTCCCCTACTACTCACAACTCATTCAAAAGTGGCAAATCACTAATCTGTCATACGAGCAACTACTGACGGACGAGAAAGATATCTTTGTGTATCTTGACCCCCCGTATGATATCAAGTCCAGTCTTTATGGTAGGAAAGGTAATATGCATAGGGGATTTGATCATGACAAATTTTACTTTGACTGTGATAGATATAAGTGTGACCAAATGGTTTCATACAATTCATCCAATCTAATCAAATCTAGATTTCTCGAATGGCGACCGTATGAGTATGACCACACATACACTATGCGCTCTGTTGGAGAATACATGAAAGACCAACAACAACGAAAAGAATTAATCTTACTAAACTACACAATCTAATACCAATGAATACAATGTGCGTTACGGAACTCTTCTCTCAGACAGAGTTCAAACCTCTAGTTAGATATGGACTAGAAGTTCCTGGATATCAAGTCTCTAGATGCGGTCAAATATACAGTACAAAGACTGGAACAATCCTTAAACCTTACTACTATAATGAGAAGAATGTTTCTGGAGATAGAGAAGAACCCAGACTGAGGGAATTGATTTATACTTTAGCTATTCCTTATGGATTTTTTCCAGAACACACTCATAAGAAACGTAAGGGTAGAAACAATTCTAAGTTACCTTTATCTGCACATCGAGCAGTTGCTGAAACATGGATGCCAATCGACGAGTTTCCTCCTGAATCTATTGCCCCATATTGGGATATACTTCCAGAAGCAGTGAAGCAATGGGTTAGGGATACTGCTATTATTGACCATATTGATGACAACCCTGCTAATAATCACGTATCAAACTTACGTTGGGTTACACCGAAGCAAAACAACGCCCGTAGAAAGGCAGTTGAAATGTTATCTGTAAAAGATGAACTAATTTGTATTGACTAAATTTATGGCGTTTGACGAGCGTTATCCTCTTAAGGATTATTTGAACACTATCAATCTCACTAAGAAGAATTTGATGGAGGATGAAGATCCTCTTTGGGAGAAGAATTATCCCCCCTTTATCATCAATAAGTGTATGTCACAGCACCTTGATACGGTGATGTATGCTAATGAGATGAATCAGTATCCTGGATTGGATAAGAAACTACAGTATGATTTCTTTATAAATACCGTCAGGTCCCGCAAGAGATTTTCTCCATGGGGTAAAAAAGAAAAGGTGAAGGATATTGAACTTGTTAAAGAGTTCTATGGTTATTCGACCGAGAAGGCATTGCAAGCACTCAGGATTCTTACCGACAACCAACTCGAAATTATTAAAGATAAATTGAATAAAGGGGGTAAGAAACGATGAACGAGCTTAAAGAAGTTCAGTGGACAAAAGAAGATATGGTCGAAGTGAATCTCAAGGAACCTGATGATTTCTTGAAAGTTCGTGAGACCCTTACTCGTATTGGAGTTGCATCTCGTAAAGAAAAGAAGTTATTCCAGTCGTGCCACATTCTGCATAAGAAAGGTCAGTATTATATCGTACACTTCAAAGAACTGTTTGCACTCGATGGTAAGAAGGCAAACCTGTCTGAGAATGATGTGCAGAGACGTAATCGCATTATCAAACTGTTGTCTGACTGGGGGCTTGTAGAGATTGTAAAAGAAGATGCAGTCAAGGATGCTGCACCTTTGAGTCAAATTAAAGTTATTGCTTACAAAGAAAAGGGTGAATGGATTCTTGAATCTAAGTATAATATTGGTAAGAAGCGTCAACCTGCAGAATCATAAATAGAGCTGCCTTACTCTTATACTAATGCTCGGCAATAAATCCAAAGCACAAGTAGAAGAGAAAGAAGACCAGCATGAAGACAAGAGTGAAGTTCTTGGTAATTTGGTAAAAGTCGTCGTACTTATATGGTCCGCTTCTCTACTTACTTTCAGTTACGTTAGACTTCCAAACGGTCAAAAGATTTTAGATTTTGACCCCACCTTTATTGCTTCGGTCTTTTCTGGTTCTTTAGCTGCCTTCGGACTGTCTCCTGCTAAAGCAGGTGGTGGTAATGGCAATGGTGCAAAACCAGTTGCTAAAAAAGAACCCGAGGTTAAATCCGCTATTGAACCCAAGAAAGATGCAGAAACTAATTAACGTCGTAGCACTGCTCTCTGGTCTGACCTCTTTGGGTCTGATTGGAGGCAGTGCTTATTTGCTTATGAATAAGGATGCCCTTATCGACCAAGCAAAGAGTGCTGCTACAAAAGCAGCGACAGAAGCAGTCGCAGGTGCCCTCCCAGGGATGCTAGACGCTGCTATGCCCAAGTTACCTGAGGTAACTGGAGGTGCTCTTCCTGCCGCTCCTGGAGTTGGTGGAGGTGCTCCTGCTGTAACTGGTCCCGCTATCCCCTTCTAACCATGGCATTCTGGACGCCCAAGGAAACCGAACAAGTCACCGAGCATGTACCGAGCAAGTTACCGCGCAAGTCTCCTGTTAAAGGTATTGCAATTGCATTAGGTGCTCTTGTCGGTGTTGCTCATATCGGAGTCCTTGGGCATCTGTTGAATGCAACTCGTCCACAATATCCTGTCATCAACTTTCCTAGTGGTGACTATTCTTCTTATAAAGTAGAAGCAAATAAGGATGGTTATAAGATTGAATTCAAAGCAAACGATCCTGCTATCTTAAACTCCGAAAGGTCTCTACAATTAGACCAGGATAAGAGGGGATTCTTTGGTGGTGGCACAACTCGCAGGAGAGAGTGGCGTGTAGACCAGTACACTATGGATGGTGCTAGAAACCTAGGAGGCGGGGCAGTTGACCCCGAGGGAAAGTTAGGTGCGAAAAGCGAAGAGTGCATACGGGCGGACGCTGGAGCACGCTCACAAGGTGCCCTAGCAGGGACTAGCATCGCTGCTGGTGCTCTCGTTCCTGCAGTCGTCAATATCCCCTACATAGGATGGTTGGCTGCTGGTTGGGTAACTCTTCTTGGTGGCAGAGTTGGTTCTGATTTAGGTAGTCAAGTTGGTAGTATGATGAATGATTGCTGAGAGTTTTATTAAAACTTACTGTTTATCTTTAAATAAGGTATATCGTTATTAAAAGTTATGGCACAAAGCACATACAAGAAACAGGCAAAGAAAGAAGCAACTGAAACTTTCTTCCTGTATGTTTTCTTCCATTCTATCTGGACGGGTATTTTCAAATTCTTTGAGGACTAATGGAGATTCCCAACATTACTTCTCCTAACATCAACATTAGAGAGATTGATATACCAGATACAGTTAACACAACTTCACCTGCAATCCCAGTTGCACCTCCTGTGGTGGTAAATATTGGTGTGCCTATCGTTGACGTGCCTGGATGCGTAGAAGCTCATGAGACGAATTCAAAGTCCAAAACGATTGGAGGGGATGACCCTAAGGGACTGGTTACTTACTGCGATAGT